TAAACAATTGCAGGAAGCGAAGTTGAAAATTTTCACATCCTTCCTAAAAAGTCTATAGTTGAAACTATTGTTTTTATAAATAACTTAATAATTGACTCAAATTATTTAACAAGGAGAATCGTATGACAGCAGAAATCCAGCATGATTTAGAGGAAAACACTGTTGATACAGCGGTAGAGGAAGTGGTTGAGACAACTGAAGAAGTTGTTGAAGAGCAATCTTCTATTGATGTTGATGCGCTGTTTTCTGGCGAAGATTTGTCAGAAGAATACAAATCACAAGCTAAGGCTATCTTTGAGGCCGTTGTTGCTGAGCGTGTTAAAGAAAACACTGCAAAGTTGCAAGAAGAATTTGACGCCAAATTCGAAGAAGAAACCAACACCTTTGCTGAAGGTCTGGTATCCAAAGTGGATGAATACCTTGAGTATGTTGTTTCCGAATGGATGGAAGAAAACAAACTTGCGGTAGAGCGTGGTATTCGTGCTGAAATGGTAGAAGACTTCATGGTAGGTCTGAAAAACCTTTTCGTTGAGCATTACGTAGAAATCCCTGAAGACAAAGTTGATGTAGTTGAAAATTTCGCTAATGAAGTGGAGTCTCTGAAGGGTGAGCTTGACAAAGCCGTCAGTGAAAGCAGCGAGCTTGCTGAGCAGTTGAAGACGCTGAAGAAAGAAAAGGTAATCGAACAAGTATCAGAAGGGTTGACCGAAGTACAAGTTGAGAAGTTCAAGTCTTTATCAGAAAATGTTGAATTCGAATCAGAAGAAGACTATACTGAAAAAGCCGAAATGATCAAGAAGAAGTATTTCACAGAATCTTCTGAAGAAACATCAGAAAAAGAAAGTCTCGTAGAAGATGCAACTGAAGAGTTGTCTGAGGCTACAATTTCTCCTCTGATGCAAAGATACTCCCAACATCTTTCACGCATTGTTAAAAGTTAATTTTTTATAAATAATAACAGAGTTTAGAATTTACTCAAAGGAGAAAACTATGTCAACAGATATTTTACAGAAAAAGTGGGCTCCCATTCTTGAGCATGAATCTATGCCCAAGATCGAAGACGCTCACAAACGTGCTGTAATGGCTCAACTTCTTGAAAACCAAGAAATTGCTATTCGTGAAAGCCATTCAGGTGGCTATGTTCAGCAAACTTCATTGTTGAACGAAGCCTCCCCCACCAACAGCTTTGGTGGTAACGTAGGTACTGGCGGTCAAGGCCCTGCAGCGACTGACACCGGCTCAATCGATTATACTGATCCCGTACTGATTTCTTTAGTACGTCGTGCTATGCCTAATCTCATTGCTTATGACATCGCTGGTGTACAGCCTATGTCAGGTCCTACTGGCTTGATCTTCGCTATGCGCTCACGTTATGGCAATCAAGGTAATGAAGCTCTCTTTAACGAAGCTGATACTGATTTTTCTGCACAGAATGCCGCTGGCGATTTGACTGGTGGATCACCAGCCGTTCACGATGGCAATTCTCCAGTTGAAGGTACATACACAACTGGTAGTGGTATGACCACAGCCGCTGCTGAAACTCTCGGTTCTGGTGCAGCTAACGAAGGTCAATTCGCTGAAATGTCTTTCTCAATTGAGAAGGTCAGTGTTGCTGCTAAGAGCCGTGCTCTGAAAGCAGAATACACGATGGAATTGGCGCAAGACTTGAAAGCAGTTCATGGTTTGGACGCTGAGCAAGAACTTGCTAACATTCTTTCTGCTGAAGTTCTCGCTGAAATCAACCGTGAAGTTGTTCGTACTATCAACAGCACTGCTACAATCGGTGCTCAGCAAACAGCTTCTGCTGGTACTTTCGACCTTGACGTTGACGCTAATGGTCGTTGGTCAGTTGAAAAATTCAAGGGCTTGATGTTCGAACTTGAGCGTGAAGCAAACGAAATTGCTCGTGCTACTCGTCGTGGTAAGGGTAACATCCTCATCTGTTCTTCTGACGTTGCTTCTGCACTTCAGATGGCTGGTGTTCTGGATTATACTCCTGCTCTTTCTAACAGCCTTCAAGTAGATGACACTGGCAACACTTTCGCTGGTGTATTGAATGGTCGTGTTAAAGTATACATTGATCCTTACTTCTCAGCTGGTGCTTCTGGCAATCACTATGCAACTCTTGGCTACAAGGGTACTTCTGCATATGATGCTGGCTTGTTCTACTGCCCTTATGTACCTCTCCAGATGGTACGTGCGGTTGGTCAAGATACGTTCCAGCCTAAGATCGGTTTCAAGACTCGCTATGGCATGGTAGCTAACCCATTTGCTACTACTGCTGCTGACGGTCTAATCGATGTTGCTAAGAAGAACATCTACTATCGTCGCATGGCGATTGCTAACTTGATGTAAGATCAAATCAGCAATAAGACTGATGTTTAAGGGGCTCTTCGGAGCCCCTTTTTTTTTGATTATAAATACTAAACAACAATAGAGATTAATTAGATGGCAACTCCTTCAAATACAAGTTTTTTAGCCAATAACAAATATGACTTTGTTATCGAAAGGCTACCTAACTTTACATTTTTTGTACAAGGCATTAACATGCCATCTATCACTATGAGTCCAACACAAACTGCATCACCATACACAAACATATTTAATCCAGGCAATATTCTAACATACGAACAATTGCAGGTAACATACATTGTGGATGAAGATATGAAATCGTGGTTTGAAATTTATAACTGGATGACAAATCTAGGAAATCCTACATCACTGGATAAACTAGGAACTCTAACAAAAACTGCAGGTAAAATCAATAGCGTTACATCTGACGCTACACTATTGATAAAAACAAACTCTAATAATAACAACGTTCGAATAAAATTCTACGATTTGTTTCCTGTAGAATTGACCGGATTTACATTGAGTAGCGCAGAAGGTCAAGACTTTCAAACAACGGTCGTCACTTTCTCGTACAATTATTTGGAAGCAAAAACATTGACAAATTAGCAGTAATGTAGTATAATTAATATATTTCGGTTTATTATGGATTTATTATGACTTTAGATGAACTTATGACAGAGTGGAAAGAAGACGCTCAGATTGATCACACGAGCTTAGGGATGGAATCTCTGAAGATCCCCAAGTTACACAGCAAATACCTAAAATTTTATTACGAAGAACGAAGACGTCTAAAGGCGTTGGAGTTTCAAAGTAAAGACTTGTATCTCGCAAAGCATGAATATTACAATGGCAAGATGTCAGAAGAGGAACTTAATGAGCGTGGGTGGGAACCATTTCAGAAGATCCTACTAAAAGCCGAATCTGAAATGTATGTCCAGTCAGACGAAGATATTATATCAGTAAATATTAAAATTGTAAATCAAAAAGAAAAAATGTCACTACTAGAAGAGGTAATCAAAAACTTGAACCAAAGAAATTTCCAAATAAAGAATGCAATAGATTACCTCAAGTTTACCGGCGGTGAGATCTAGTGTCTAAGATTGTCGCAGCAAAACTGAATGAAGTCTACGCTTACGTACAGTGTGAAAGCGGAGAAGCTATGGAACTCAGTGAGTACTTTACTTTTTATGTTCCCGGCTATAAGTTTATGCCTGCGTACAAAAATAAAATATGGGACGGTAAGATTCGGCTATTTCATTCTCATAACAAAACTTTATACTATGGATTAATACCGCACTTAAAACAGTTTTGTGAAGAACGAGGATACAACTTTTCTCTAGATAAGTCAATAGATGCTGACGAAGAATTTTCTGTAGAAGAAGCAAATCAATTTATAAAAACACTGAATCTTCCCTTAGAGCCTCGTGATTATCAGATCAAAGCATTCGTACACGCTATACGCAAAAGACGGGGAATGCTGCTGTCTCCCACAGCGTCAGGCAAATCTCTCATCATCTATCTAATTATGAGATATCTTGCGGGAAAGACTTTAATTATTGTACCGACAACATCTCTGGTGTCTCAGTTGTACAAAGACTTTATTTCATATGGTTACGATTCCGAAACAAACGCACATCAAATTATGGCAGGTGCGGATAAAGACACAGATAAGCCTGTTGTCATTTCTACATGGCAATCTATTTACAAGCAGAAAAAGTCTTGGTTCAATCAGTTTGATGTTGTTGTAGGAGATGAAGCCCACCAATTCAAAGCAAAGTCTCTGACATCTATTATGACAAATCTTGAAGATTGTGCATTTCGATATGGTCTAACAGGAACACTTGACGGAACACAAACTCACAAGTTAGTTCTCGAAGGACTATTCGGTGCAGTAAAGAAGGTAACATCAACTAAAACTTTGATGGATGCTGGGAACCTAGCCGAGTTTAAAATTAAAGCACTTATTCTAGAACACACAAAAGAAAACAAAAAGATTGTCAGTAAGTATAAGTATCAAGAAGAAATAGACTACTTAGTTGCTTCGGCTAGTAGAAATAACTTCATAACAAATCTTTCAGTATCTCTAGAAGGAAACACCCTTTTATTATTTCAATATGTAGACAAACACGGAAAAATGTTGTATAATACCATTTGCGATAAAGTAGAAAAAAATAGAAAAGTATTCTATGTGTCAGGTGAAACTAAGGCTGAGGTGAGAGAAGATATTAGATCTGATGTCGAGAATGAAAGTAATGCTATCATCGTGGCTTCATACGGGACATTTTCTACAGGTATAAATATTAAGAACTTACACAATGTTATATTTGCTGCACCTAGTAAAAGTAAAATTCGAATATTACAATCAATAGGGCGTGGCTTAAGAATAAGTGATACAAAGACTGCGGCAACTCTATACGATATCGCCGA